TACCATTATTTAAATATATTAAAATTAATAAATTATCTTTATTAATTTCTTTAACTAAATTTATATTATTAACTAGTATTTTTTAATTTTTATAATAATATTTAAAAAAATGATATTATTATATTATATATATTTATATCATATAATATGTATTTAATTATTGATACTGAAACTAATGGATTACCTGATTTATCGGGATTAAAATATTGTCAATATCCAAATTTTGAAAATATTGATAAATATAATACTGCAAGAATCGTACAATTTACATATATGTTATGTGATAATTTACTTAATGAAATTAGATTAGATGATTATATAATTTATGCTGAAAATTTTGATATTCCAAATAGTAGTACACGATTTCATGGTATTACAAATGAAATTTCTAAAAATGATGGTTATAATTTTAATATTGTAATTGAAAATTTTTATAAACAATTACAAAAATGTGAATATATTATTGCACATAATATTGGTTTTGATATTAATGTTATTAAAAGTGAACTATTTAGAAGAAAATTATTTCATATTATTATAGAATTAGATAAAAAAACATTAATTTGTTCTATGGCAACTTTTAAAAAAATTGTTAATGCTAAAAATAAATTTGATAAAATTAAAGATCCAAGTTTAAATGATTTATATAAATTCGCTTTTAATAAAGATATTGAAAATGCTCATAATTCTAAATATGATGTCATTAATTTACATTCCGCTATTAAAAATATAACTAATGGTAATTTAAATAAATTTATATAAAATAAAAAAATGATATTTTATTAAGTATTATTAATTATAAAATGCAATCATTAATACCTAATAAAGGAATTAAAGTATCTTCTTTAAATGATACTTTTGAAAAATTAAAAGAACCTAAAATATCTAAACCTATTATGACTAAATATGAATATAATCAAATCGTTTCTCAAAGAGCTACTATGTTAGCACAAGGTGCTCAACCTTATATTAATATTGATTTTGATATCAATTCTAATATGGATTTAAGATTAATTGCAAATAAAGAATTATTAGAAGGTAAATTACCTTTTATTATTAAAAGACCCTTACCTAATAATAAATTTGATTATTATCGGATTAAAGATTTAAATCTTGTTGCTATTCAACATATGATTCGGTAAATATATATATTATACTTGCTGATGAATATAATATCATCCCCCATATTGTATCTATTATTGCTATCTTTAATTTATAATTTGAATATATTGATATTGATGTTAAATTATATATTCCATATATATAAAATCCTACTATTGAACCATATATTAATGCTTTTAATAATTTATTTTTTATACTATCATTCTTATTAAATTTACTTTTTATAAATGGTATCGTTAATATAAATATACTTGATAATATAACTATATATGCTACTATTGTATATAAATAATTAATTTTCATTTCTGTTTTTTGTATTGATTTTGTTAAATCAGAATATGTCTTTTGATTTATTAAATATAACCAAATAAATTCTACTATTAATATATATAATATTGTTAATATATATTTATAATACATTTTTTATTTCTATTATTATATTAATATATAAATTATGAAAATTAATAAAATATTATTCTTATCTTATTTATTTATTTCTATATTAATTTTACTTATTATATATAATTTATATTTATTATTTAATAAAAAAAAATGTAATTATATTGAAAATTTTCAAAATAATATAACTTTTTTAGATTATGATACTGTTAAAAATTTTATTATTGATGATAATGATAACTACATTAAAAATTTAACTGAATATGATTTGATTGCTAGAAATGTTAAAAATACTGATGATTACATTAATAATATTACTAATTGTATTAAAAATTTCACTTTAGAAGAAAAAAATATTATTTCTAAAGCATGTATTGAAGCTGATAAATTTTTACATACTTATAATAATATTTTAAATGGTAAAATTATTGCTAAAATAAAATGGAAATTCGCTTTAACATATTATAATAATTTTGAATATGAAGAAGGTTTCCCACATACTAGACATGATATTATATTTTTATCTGAAAAAATTATTCCAAAAGAATTAAATCATAACTTTATTAATACATTAATACATGAAAAAATACATATTTATCAAAGATTTAATAATATTGATAATATTATTAAAAAATTAGGTTTTATTAAACATCATAATACTAAAAAATATAATAATAGAGCTAATCCTGATTTAAATAATTTTTTATATACTAATTCTAATAATCAATTATTACAATGTATTTATAATGATAATCCTAAATCTATTAATGATGTAGTTTGTTTAAATAATAATCATATTTATGAACATCCTTATGAATATATGGCTTATAAAATTGCTAATGAATATAATAAAACTATTATTGATAAATATAAAATTTTATAAATTATATTATAATATAATTTTTCATTATTTTTATTTATATATATAAACATTATAATATATATATATTTATACCATAATGCTCATAGATGATTATATATTTTATACAAAGGATTATAAAAAACAATATGGAGATAAAACAGTAGTATTAATGCAAGTTGGTCAATTTTATGAAATGTATTCAAAAGATGATAATATAGAATCAGATATATATAAAATAGCAGATATATGTGGAATAACTGTATCAAAAAAAAATAAAAAAACAGAGGATGTATCAATAAATAATCCATTAATGTGTGGTTTTCCATTATATGTAATAAGTAAATATCAAAATATATTATTACAAAATAATTATACTATTGTTATGATAGAACAATCATTAGAAGATAAAACAAATAGAGGTGTAACAGAAATATTAAGTCCTGGAATGAATATTAATATATCAACTAAAAAAACAAATTATATGATGGTAATATATTATGAAAAAATAAAAGAATTATTAGTAGCAGGAGTAGCGTGTATAGATATATCTACAGGTGAGAATTTTTTATATGAGATAGGAACAACAAATGAAGATAAAGATTATACAAATAATGAAATATTTAGATTAATAATTTCATATAATCCGTGTGAATTATTATATTTATGTAATAATTCATTAAATAAAGAAGATTATGATAAAATAAAAAGAAATATAAATTTAAATAATAATATATTAATACATTATTTATGGGAATCATATGAATATATAGATATAATAGAAAAATTAAAATATCAAGAAATAATATTAAATAAGATATATAAAAATATAAAAAGTCAATTATCAATAATAGAAATATTAAATTTAGAATATTTAAATATAGGTAGAATAGCATTTTGTTGTTTATTACAGTTCGCATATAATCATAATGCAGATATAATGAATGATTTATTAAAACCAAAAATATTAAATAGTAATATAAATTTAAATTTAGAATATGATAGTGCATTACAATTAAATGTAATAAGTTTAAATAATAATGAAAAACCATTAATAGAAATATTAAATAGATGTAAAACATCATTTGGTTCAAGATTATTTAAACAAAGATTATTACAACCAATTATAGATAAAGAAAAATTAAATAAAAGATATGATGAAATAGAAAAATATTTAGAAAATAATTTATTTGAAGAATTAGGAATAAATTTAAATAAAATATTAGATATTGAAAGAATAAAAAGAAGAATAATAATAAATAAATTAAATCCACATGAATGGAATGGAATAAATACATCATTTGAAAATATATTAATAATATATAATAAATTAAATAAAGATGATAAAAAAATAAAAGAAATAATAGAATATTATAATATATTAAATTTTGATAATGTAAGTAAATATACATTAGCTGATATAAAAGGTAATTTATTTAATAAAGGAATAAAAAAAGATTTAGATGAATTAGATAATGAATATAATGAAATATATAAAAATATAAAAAATATATCAAATAATATAACATTAATAGGAAAAAATGAAGATACAATTTGTAAAGTTGAATATTCAGATAAAGATGGATATTATATATATATAACAAAAAAAAGATATGATACTGCAAAAATACAAAATCAAAAATTAATGAATAATTTTAATATAATATCAAAATCTCAACAAGGATATTATAAAATAACATCTAATGAATTAATTGATTTATCAAATAAATTAAACAGTATATTAATTAAAATATCATCATTATCAAAAAAATATTATATTGAATTTATGAATAAATTTATAAATGAATATAGTAATGATTTAACAGAAATAATAAATACTATTGCAAATATAGATATAACATATAGTAATGCAAAAAATGCATATGAATATAGATATTATAGACCTAAAATAATTAATAATGAGTCAGGTGGATATATAAAAGCATTAGATGCTAGACATCCAATTATAGAAAGATTAAATGAAAATGTTAAATATATAGGTAATGATATAGAAATTTCAAATAAAGGATTATTATTATATGGAATAAATACTTCAGGTAAAAGTTCATTAATGAAAACAATTGGATTAGTTATAATAATGGCACAATCAGGTATGTTTGTTCCATCTTATGATATGATATATGAACCATATCATCATATATTTACAAGAATATCAGGTTCTGATAATATATACAAGGGTTTAAGTAGTTTTACAGTGGAAATGACTGAATTAAGAAATATATTAAAAAGATCTGATAATAATAGTTTAGTATTAGGAGATGAATTATGTAATGGTACAGAATCAATATCTGGAATATCAATAGTAGCATCAGCAATAGATGAATTATTAAAAAAATCATGTAGTTTTATATTTACAACACATTTACATGAATTAATAGATGTTCCAATAATAAAAAAATATATTGAAAGTAAAAATTTAGAGATATTACATTTACATATAGAAATAATAAATGATGTAATACATTATGAAAGAAAATTAAAATCTGGAAAAGGTTCATCAGTATATGGAATAGAAGTATGTAAATCATTAGATATGCCTTATAATTTTATGATGAATGCTGAAAAAATAAGAAAAGAATTACAAGGATTAGACAGTTTTATAATTTCTTTAAAAAAAAATCATTATAATAAAGATATTTATATTGAAAAATGTTCAATATGTAATAATAATGTTGATGATATTCATCATATTAATTATCAAAAAGATTCAGATAAAAATGGTTATTTTAAAAATTATCATAAAAATATAAAACATAATTTAGTTCCTTTATGTAAAAAATGTCATATTAAAGAACATAATGGTGAGATATCAATAAAAGGTTATATAGATACATCAGAAGGTATTAAATTAAAAGTAGATAATAATAATGAAAATAACAATGAAAATAATAATGTAAATAATTATGTAAATAATGATATAAATAATGATATAAATAATGATTTAAATAATGATATAAATAATGATATAAATAATGATTTAAAGTTAGAAGAAGATGATATAAAAAATATAAAAAAATATATACTATATAATAAAAATAAAGAATGTTTATTTAGATTAAATAAAACATCAAAATATAGTATATGTACAAATGAAAAAAAAATACTAAATAAAATAAATAAATTATTAAATACAAATATAAATAAAATATCAGAAAATATTAAAGATTTATTAATAGATTATAATATATAGAATCATAAAATATAATTTAATATAAAATTATATATTATATAATTAGAGATAAATTTATAAATGAAAAAAAAAAGTTTAATTAATAAATTAAATTTATTATTATTATTTATAATAGCAATAATAATAATAGTAATAATAG